GGTATACCCCAGGTCTAACCGACCTTGAGGTATTATATTATTACACTTACACTTCATGAGCCCCAACTTTCAAAGTTATCTTCGTGTATAAGTGTTAAGCCAGCGTGGCCGCTGCCTAGCTCGTGTATAGCAAACCAACTATTTAGTTTGTCAGTGCCAAACTTTTTTGGTAGGTCTGATATAGTATAAGCTCTGTATATTTCACCGTTGATTTTATATTTAATATAATTTTTTTCTGGTGTTTTAAATTTTTTAATAGTTTGCATAGTAGTTTATTTTATTTAATTAATATTTATTTATGTATATTATCTGTAGTGTTATTAATTTAATTTGTGATTATTGTCCACCATACCACCCAGTTCCACCACAAGTTTGTTGCATTGGTTTACCTGTACCTACATTATAACATTGTGTGGTTGTACTACAACTAGTAGCCATTGTTATCAACAGTATAACTATAACTAAATACGCTAACCTGTTTCTCCACTTTTCCCAATTATTTTCCATAACATCTATGATAACTTTTTTACCATCATCAGTAAATCTTGTATACACATCATATTTACTATTGTTTAATACTTCTACTTGTTTTAATTCTGTTTTGTTTGTTTTCTTTGCCATAATTTTATTTATTTATTTATTAATCTATTTCATCACAGTTTTCACAATTATCTATCATATCGTTTATTAACTCTACGTATAATACAGATACTACTGAGTCTAAGTTACCATTAAATGTATCTTCTTCTACATAGTATAATAACTCATTAAGACTATCATTTAATTTTGTTTCTTTTTTGTAAAACTCATTATATAGTGAATCTGTTTTGTATCTATAATCTATATATAGTTTATCTAGTTCGTAGTTTATTTGTATTTGTTTTTGTGTTAGTTGACTAGTACTACAACTACTGAACAACAATAGTATTAATACTACTAAACCATACATTATAAAAAATATTCTTTTACTTTTCTTTTCGCTCATAATTTTTTTTTAATCTAAACTTGGTGTAATACCGTTTTTAATATCTATATCTATACATTGTTTAATCGCCTTACTCATTAAATCTACTTCACGTTTAACTTCATTAGACCATATCTTTTCCGCCTTTTTGTGAACTTCTTCGTTAAACTTTTCAGTTAATACACTAGAATAACCTATGTGATGTTCTTGACCGAAACTGTCTACTACATGTATACTATAGTGTGTGTTACCTTGGTACTTATTAATTTTAATTTGTCTCATATTTGTTTATTTATATTATCTTACTTGTGTTAAATTTAATTTGTGAAAAGTGTGACAAAAGGTAGTTACTCTAGTTATATAACTACCTAATGTCATACTCAAACAAACTAACTAAACTAGTTCTTTGTTTCTTAATACCATTGGTATGTTATTAGTCGCTGTGTATGACTTATACTTTTCCCAACACGGTAGTTTAGTTAAAGTTTCTTTCATAATTTCATACACTTTATCATGATTATACTTGATAGTATCACCTTTTTTGTTAGTAAATGTTATTACTTGGTTTTTACCGATTAGAGACTTTCTTACAACAAATCTCTTTGATTTCATTAAATTTTTCATAATTAGTTTGTTTTATTTAGTTATTAATTTGTTTGTTATTTATATTATCTTACTTACATTGAATTTAATTTGTGTAAAGTATATAGTTTGTTTATTAGTTATTTTTAGTTAGTAGGTATTACTTTACTTCTCTTACTCTCTCATTAGGAATTTTATATCATCAATAGTAGTTTCCATCCACTTCTCCCTACACTCCGACTTATTATATTTAAAAGTTGAGTTAATTAATAGTTTTAATAATTTAAGTTTAATAGTTTCTAACATGGTTATTATTTTTTGGTTTCATATATATTATCTGTTAGTGGTCTGATTGAATTTGTGACCGTGGTGGGGAGTGGCGGTGCTATACATCGTGCTATACACGACGCCTTGTGGCGCCGAGCACTGTGGTTACTAATTACCTACAGAACGTAGGTATGTTATTAGTATTAGTGTAAGACTTGTACTTCTTGAAACAGTTCATGTTGTCGAATCTTTCTTTGTTACGTGTGTACACTTCGTCGTGATTGTATGTTACTTGTTTACCTTTCTTAGTAGTGAATGTTATTACTGTGTTAGTACCGATTAGTGATTTACGTATTACAAATCTTTTAGTTGTTAAGTTGTTTACTTTGTTTGACATGTTAGTTTGTTTTAAATTAATATTAAGTTTGTTTGTTAGTTATATATATTATCTATACATAGTCTAGTTAAGTTTGTGACACTCGTAGAAAAAGCTAAAAGTATTTTAAAAAATAGTAATATAGATATCTTGTTAGACTTGTGTAGTAGCTAGGGTAGATTAGCAGGGTTATTGTGGCAAAATCGTATATAAGCACGGGGGCTGGCAAAATAGGATGCGTTTTCCTAGGGCTATAGGGGCAGGGGGGAGGGGGGCAACACTTCAGTCCTATATTTACTACAACTTTTTTTTACACTTAAATATTTTATTTACCATGTGATTATTAGTAATAACTAATAAACGACTAACGATGGAAATTAAGAATATGCAATACTGGAAGCGTAAAGCTACTTTACCAGGATTAAACTACGAATCAGAAAACAAACTACCTAGCGGTTTAGCTAAATCTTCTGCTTTGCAAAAAAACGAAAAAGAAGAAGCAAAAAAAGCGGGTATGCGTGTAGGTAAAAAAGCAGCTGAAGATTATGAAAGAGCTTCACGAAAGGCAAAGCTAGAACGAGTAAAGCCTAAAGTTAAAAAGCCTGTAAGAACCAAAATTGAAAGAGTAGCTAGAACAGGTGGGAAAATTTTATCTAATATACATAAAGCATTTTGATAATAAAATAAAAGACTAAGTGGCTGAAAAAAGACCAGGAAACTCGCAAGGATTAAGTAGAACAGCGCTTGCGGCTAAAAGAGCGCGTGATTTAGCTAAAGCAAAAGAAAAATATAGAGCAGATCGTAAGGCTGAAAACCAAAGAATAGGACAAGAAAGTAACACAGACTTACATCACACATCGTCAGGGACAGTAAAAAGAGTGAGTATTGCGTATAATAGAGCTACGCATGACAGAAACGAGGTAAAAACATAAAAATATGGAAGAACAAACTAATAATTCCGCGCTTATAGAGGCGTTAAAAAAGCAAGATGAAGCAAATAAAGAGGTAGAACAGCTAAAACAGCAAAAAGAACCTAATTTACCTAACAGTTTTGCGGCTCAAAGCATGATGAGTGGTAAATCCTCGGCTTTTCCGTCAAAAACTGACAAAAAAGAAACAAAAAAACGAAAGACGAAGATTATTCTTGCTGGTGGATCTGCTTACGCAACTATGCCTAGAGATAAAAAACCACACCCAAGAAAAAAGGGAAGTTTTACTACTAAAAGAACTATGAATAAAGCTGAATACAACGTTAAGTTAGAAAAAAAATAACATGGGAATAAGAAATTTTGGCATAGGTCTTGGTTTATCTCCTTACAAACAAGAAGAAGAAGAGAAAAAAAACGATGACAAGCCTAAAAAAGAAGTAAAAGAATATGGTGGTAATGCAAAACAACCTGATAAAGGTTGGGTAAAAGCACTAAAAGCTGGTGTAACTATGTTATCACATGGCTTAGCTAGCGTATATGGTGGTACTGCACACACGCCTAAAATTAATTGGGGCAAAAGAAAGAAGGAAAAAGAAGCTTTACCTGACACTGAAGACTTGCTGAAAAACATAGAAAATAAAACTGACATTGATAAAAATACAGAAAAGCCAGAAATGAACTTTGCTAGTCAAGCTGAAGGTAATGAGTTTAGAGCTTGGGTTAATAAAACTTACCCAGAATATGCTAAAAAAGAAGATTTAGATCCTTCTGGTTCACACACTAACTCTTACATTAGAAAAGCGTGGGAACAATACGGTAAAGAGTTTAATGATACAAAATCACCAGCTAAAATGATGTCACCTTTAAACAAAAGAGGTAAAAGAGGCACAGCTACAAAAGGAAAATCAACAGCTACAAGAAAAAGAAGAGGTGGTTTTACAAAAGGAGGTAAAAAAGCAGGTGATAGAAACATGGGCCAATACAATGTACAAACTAGATTTTCACCAAGAGCAGCACAACCAATAAAAGGTGGTGTTACTTCTAGTGGAGGTGGTGGAGGTGGCGCACCTTATAGCTTTGATAAAATGGGTAACATGATATTTTCACCAACTATTAACAATATAGTAGGTGGTAATGGTAAACAATTACAAAAGCAAGAACAAGAGATGGATATGAATTATGAGTGGGTTCCACCAGAGTATGGTACAAGAACTATTACAGGAAAGTTACCTACATATAGAGAAGCTTGGGATAAAAATAATAAAAACGTTCAGTCAAAATATAAAACGTTTGAAGATTTTAAAGCTGCTGCAATAGCGTGGAATAAAAAGCACGGTGGAGGTAGCACATCAAAAACTGAAACTTATAAAATAAAAGATGGTTATTATAGACCTATTGGTGGCACAATGAAACAAAGTCAATACCAAGAGCAAAGTTAACAATAAATAAAAACAAACAATATGGCATTTAAAATGAAAGGCAGCCCGGCTAAATTGGGTACGATACAAGGAACAGCTGGTCACCGATCAGCCCTAAAATCAAAGGTTATATCTTCTGGTAGAAAAGTAGTTACAGATTTAGTAGATACACGTAAAAAAGTAGAGTCTTCAGGTTCTTACGCAAGAGCAAAAAAAAGAGATCCTAACTTAGCTGAATATATAAAGAAAAGAAAAACTTTAGAGAAAGGTAGTCCTGAGTGGAACGCTAATCAAAACAAGATTAACGCAGCTTATGGTGTTAAGAAAAGATACCCTGTTGACACACCTAAAGCAGAAACTAAACCAAAATCAGAAATTAAAAAAGAAAAGATTCAAACTAAAGCTGATAAAAAAATAGCTGAAGTTGATGAAAATGTAGATAAAAAATCTGCTAAGAAAGCTAGAAAAGCAGCTAAAAAAGAGTTTGGTAAAGATTCTAAAGAGTTTTTAACAGCTAAGAAAAAAGAGCTTGAAGCAAAAGAAGCTGATAGACAAGGTGAAAAAGGTGGTAAGAAACAAACTATATTTAGAAGAATATCTTCAAAAATAAATAAAAGAAGACAAGAAAAAGTTCAAAGTAAATTAGATGAAAAATCAGCTGAAAATACAGGTAAAAAATCAGGTGAAGCAACATCAGGTAAAAGAAAACAAACTGTTAAAACTAAAACTAAAACTAAAACTAAAACTACTATGCCAAAAGGTAGAGTAATGACTTCAGTTTTTATTGACAAAGATAAAGACGGTAAAGACGATAGAACACAATAAAAATAATTTAAAAACAAACAAAAAAATATATAAAAATGGCATTTAAAATGAAAGGTAGCCCAATAATTGCAGGAACACAAAAACATAGTTCTGCTTTAACGGCTAAAAAACAATTAGATTCAAGCCTAAAAGCTATGGGTGCTTCTCCAATGGATGGCAACGCCTTTGGTTTAGCTATGCAAAAAGCTGGAGGTGATTATGAAAAAGCAAAAGCAATGTTAAAGAAAGACGCTGCGGGTAACATGAACGCACCGGGTAACATGAACTCTCCAGCCGATGCAATGAAAGATTCTCCTGCTGATGCAATGAAAGGTTCACCAGCTGACGCTATGAAATCACCAGCTGATGCAATGGAGTCACCAGCTAAAATTCTTCCTGTAGTAGCAAGAGCAGGATCACTTATTTTACCTACTGTTATTAAAGGAGCTAGAACACAAGGACCAAAAATACTAAAAAACATTGGTAAAGGTACTCAAACTCTTAAATCAAAAGGTAAACAATTACTTAAAGATATAGCTATTGGTACTGGTCTTTATGGTGCTGGTTACTTTAGTAAAGATAAATCTAATGAAGTAGATAAAAAAGTAAAAAATCAAATAGATAAAAATAAAACTAAAACTAAAACTAAAACTACAAAAAGTGATCCTTACTCTAGAGCTAAGAAAAATGATCCTAATTTAGATAATTATATAAGAGAGAGAAAGAAGCATAAAAAAGGTTCTCCTGAGTATAATAGAATTCAAAATAAAATTAATGAGGCTTATGGTGTTAAGAAAAGACATTCAGTTGGAGGAACTTCAACACAAACTGTTACGTCTAAACAACCTTCAAAAGCTGATATAAAGAAAACTAAAATTCAAACTAAAGCTAGCAAACGTATAAGTGAAATAGATGAAAACGTAGCGCGTAAATCAACTAAAAAAGCTTTTAAAACTGCAAAAAAATCTGGTACTGCTCAACAAGCTGCTGATGCTAAAGTAAAAATGTTAGAAGCTAAACTAGCCGATGTTACTGGATCTGGTGGTGGTAGAAAACAAGTTATTTTTGGAAAGACAAGAGCTAAAAATATTCAGAAAAAACTTGAAAAAGCTAGACAAAAAGCTGGTTCACCTACTAATAAAAATTATAAAAAATAATAAAATATATTAAAACCAAAATAAATTATTAACCAAAAACCAAAATAAAATGACTTATTTATTTTACAAGTCTAGTACATATACTAGCAACCAAAAACCTAATGAAAAAACTATTAACCAATGGAAACATCTTTCAAATAAAAAAAATTGGAGGATTACACAGTTAGCTAATGGTTACTACCAAACAGAAGTGTCAGAGCCAGAAAACAATGAGTGGCACGCTGTTACACGTAGAGAAACTATAGAAGGCGCAGAAGCTGCTATTAACGGTAGTATTGAGCATTTTTCTAAAAAATTAGAAGCTATAAGTGGACCAAAGGTTATTAAAACTTTCGAGTAAACAATAAATTAAATTAAATTAAATGGAATACAATTTACCTAGTGAAATTGTCAAAGATTTAAACTTTGGCGATGAAGCTAAAAGCAAAATCATTGCTGGCGTTAGTAAGTTAGCACAAGCCGTAAAATCCACATTAGGCGCTTCAGGGAAATGCGTTATATATGAAGATGGACGCGGCAAACCGGTCATTACAAAAGACGGTGTAACCGTGGCGGAAAGCGTAGTCTTATATGACCCGGTTGAAAATATGGGCGCTACACTTATTAAAGAGGCAGCTAGAAATACAGTGAAAGAAGCAGGTGACGGTACAACTACAGCTACCGTACTTGCTGAATCACTTATTAAAGAAATAATAAACCACGATACTAATTTTAATATAAGAGACATTAAAGACGGTATATCTACAGGTTTAACAAAAGTAAATGAATATCTTGACTCTATTAAAATAGAAGTAAAAGACGATATGTTAGATAACGTTGCTTCTATTAGTTGTAACAATGATAAAGAGCTAGGTGTTATAATATCTGATGCTTACAAAAAAGTAGGTAAAGATGGTGTTGTTTTAATGGAAACTTCCGAAACAGACGAAACTTATGTTGATATAGTTGATGGTGTACAAGTAGACTGTGGTTTAACATCACCACATTTTATAACAGATACAGAAAAACAAAAATCTGTTCTTGATAATCCATTAGTACTAATAGTACAGTCTGAAATACCAAACGTAAGAAAAATACAAAACATACTAGAGTTTGTAATAAAAAATAACCGATCTTTACTTATAGTTGCGCCAGTAAGCCAACAAGTAAAATCGGCACTTTTAATGAACAAGGTTAAAGGTAACATTAAAGTAAACATCATAGACTTACCAGGGTTTGGTCCCACTAAAAACGATACAGTAAAAGACTTAGCATTGCTTACAAATGCTGTAGCAATAAACGAAGAGCTAGGCGATGACTTAGACGGTATATCTTTAGATATATTAGGTGAAGCTGAAAAAATTGTTACAGATGATAATAAAACTGTAATAACTTTAGAAACTATAAACCCAGACGTTAAAGATCGTATAAAAGAAGTTAAGAAATTAATTAAAAAAGAAAAAAACGCTTTTTTTAAAAAATTCTTAGAACAAAGAATAGCTATGTTATCAGGTAGCGTAGGTGTTATAAAAGTTGGTGCTAACTCAAAAGTAGAGTTAAAAGAAAAGAAAGACAGAGTTGAAGATGCTATTTACGCTACATCAGCCGCTTTAAAAGAAGGTATTGTGCCGGGTGGAGGTATAGCTTTGTTAAACGCTTCTCAGTTTATACAACCTAAAAACGTTGGAGAAACAATACTGTTAAGTGCGATTAAATCTCCATTTGAAACAATACTGTCTAATGCTGGTATAGAACAGATAGGGCCTAGGCCTAACAAAGGTGTTGGTATTGATGTTGTAACAGGTAAAGAAGTTAATATGATAGAGCACGGTATTATCGATCCTGTACTTGTTACTAAAAAAGCACTTAAAAATGCTATTTCTGTTGTAACTACTATAGTATCTGCTGATTGTGTAATTTCAAACATACGTATCAATGAAGGCAGTTAACTATTACATAATAATAGATCCTATAAAAGAAGGACCTAAAAAAGTAGGTGGCCTTATATTAACAGACGATGTTAATGAAGACAATAGGTATTTAAAAGCAAAAGTTGTATCTGTTGGTAACCTTGTAGAAGGAATAAACGAAAACGATGTTGTTTATTACGATAGACATGCAGGCCACGGTATACAACATAAAGATAAATTTTACGGCGTTATAAAACAACAAGACGTCGTACTTATAGATTAGACCTAAACCATAAACCAAAACCCTAAAACTTAAAACGACAATTAACCTAATTATTAACTAAAAAAACAAAACAATGAAAAAATTTTTGTATTTTGCAACTGCTGCTCCTGAAGGTACAGCTTCTGACGAAGAGGTTTTAATGCTTCCTGCTGATAACATTTCTCACTTTGAAATGGACACAGCAACAAGATTAAACATCTTTGCTAAAACTGGTAATGGTCAAGAAGCAATGGCTGACGGTACTGACCATATTGTTTGTGGTATTGACATTACTTCTGGTAAGCACAAAGAAGTTATGGAGGCTTTAGCTGGAGCTATTTCTAGCGCTAATGCTATTAACTCTCCAATGATTGTTGTGGCTGACACTGAGAACTCTAAGTTCTTACATCCAAACATTACAGCTTGTGCAGCTATTGCAGTGGTTGACGCATCTTAATAAATGCGATTAACCGCGCAAGATCTGCGTGAATTAAACATCCTTAAGTATTACAGGCTCACTAGAAAGTGGGCTTGTAAGACTTACGGGTTAACTGACGCAGAACTAGAATTATTAATTTACTTAGATTGTAAAGAAAGATTTACACGAAACGATTTTATAGATGGTACTTATACCATGAGCTGGAATAAAAACCGGTGGGAAAAACTAAGAAGAGAAGGTTGGATAGAAGTATGGAGGCAAAGAAATAGAACAACTATTAAATACTCTATATATAAAACTTCGTTTAAATGTTCTCAATTAATAAGTAGAATATATAGAATACTATTAGGTGAAGAAGATATGCCTACTTCAGAGAGAAGTGTATTCTTTAACAATAAGTCATATACAGATAAAGTTTATAACAAAGCTATAGATGATATGATTAAAGACAAAACAAGATAATATGGCTTTTAAACTAGGATCATCAAAAGGGCCTTTTTTTGAAAAAGGTAATGTAAAATCAAAACACGGTTATAAACAAGACTCTGGTAGTATACCTGGTACACCTGTGTATCACGTTAGTCTTGAAGGCGGTGTTTTAGGTGAAGCTAATAATGATGGATCTATATTTGTAAGTGACAAAGTTGTTCCTGGTAGTAAGCAAGAAGCAGAAATACTAGCTCACGAAATGGTACACATGACTGATATGAAACTAGGTAAACTAGCTTACAACGATGATTTTGTAAAGTGGAACGGTAATATATATCCAAGAAAAGACGGTATGATAGAGTATAACGGCCAAATGTTACCAGAAGGTGATAAATCATTTCCATGGGAAAAAATGCCTTGGGAAACAAATCAAGATATGAAATGAGTATAATAAAAAAAATATTTTCAAGTGGCGCTACTGAGTTAGTTAAAAGCGTTGGTGGAGTTATAGATAACTTACACACTTCAAAAGAAGAAAAGCTTGAAGCAGAAAAACAAATAAAAGATATGATAATGGGTTACGAAGCTGAGATGCAAAAGCAAGTAACTGAAAGATGGAAAGTTGATATGGCTTCTGATTCTTGGTTATCAAAAAACATAAGACCTTTAGTTCTTATATTTCTAGTAGTATCAACAGTGTTAATGATATTTATTGACGCTGGTGTTATTGCTTTTGAAGTAAAAGACACTTGGGTAGACTTATTGCAATTAGTATTAATAACAGTGATTGGCGCCTATTTTGGCGGTAGATCACTAGAAAAAGTAAAAAAATAATATGGGAATAAATTCAACAGAAGTAAGTTATGGCTTTGGACAGCTAGGTAGCGCTCACATGCATAATGATAATACACAAGATTTAACGCCACCAGACAATATGGTTATTGTAGCTATCACAATGTTGGACGATACTAAATTTGACAAACTAACACCTGACACTAGCAACTCTGTAGTATATAGCGGTACAGAGAGTAATGATGTGTACTTTGGTATTGGTACTACAGCTAATGAAGGTGGCAATAGTGAGCAAATTGACACAAGTATAGTTTTTCCAAAAGGATTAACTATATATGGTAGATGGACGTTATTATCTTTACACGCCGCTCAAACAGCCGGTGGTATCATAGCTTATTTTGGTAAATAATGTTAGGATTAGGTAGTAGCTTAGTTTTATCAACTCTTTCAGGAGAAACATTTACACCTATAGATCTTGGTACTTCTCTTAAGTTGTGGTTGCAAAACACAACTACAGGTGGCGTAATAGTTAGTAATTCTGGAACTGACGGGACTTCAGCTAATAGATTAACTTGGAAAGACGCTTCTGGATCTAACAACCACGCCTTTCAAGATACAACGGCTAACAAACCAACTGTTTCAGAAGGTGGTATGGATTTTGAACTAAACGAAGCTGATCATTTAGATTTAACAACATCAATTGATGCTGGTCATCCAAATCAGTTTACGCTTTCTGTAGTGGTAAAAAGAGAAAGTGCAGCAACACAAACAACTGTTCTTGGTGGTGGCTCTACAGAGTTTGTAACATTTAAAAACTCAGATGATAAGTTAGGTGTTAGAACAGCCGGTACAAACGCTACAAATAGTACGATTACTTTTAGCGAAAGTGACTTGTGGTTAATTGACACTAAATTTATACTGACAGTTACAAAAGACGCGGATGGTACTTTAAAGTTTTATAAAAACGGAATTATTAAAGCAGAATCAAGTGGTAATAATTCTATAAATACTGGTCAAACTTTAGATTTTAACGTGGTAGGTACAAAAGTAAGTTCAACAGGTCCTTTTGATGGTATAATATATGAGTTAGTATATTGTAACAAAGTTTTAGACGCTGCTGATTTAGAAAAGTTAACCGGTTGGTTACAACAATATATATAAAATAATAACAATTAAATTAAATAAAATGGCAAAAAGAAAAACAAAAAAGGCAGACAAGCCTACAAAAATTAGTAATGAGCATTTAAATAAAATGCAAAACATTATAAATAACTTGAATAGGTTTCAAATGGAAATAGGGCATATAGAAACTAGAAAACACGCTTTATTAGACCAAGTTGTAACTATACAAGGTGAGCTTGCAAAAATACAAGAAGAGTTGAAAAAAGAGTATGGAACTGATAATATCAATATACATACTGGTGAAATAAATAGAGATGAGCAAGCTAATTAGAAAAATTACTATAGGTAAAGACTACAAGGAAAACGCTATGCACTACGCTGTAGGCCAAGATGTTTACGGTGGGCATACTATATCTGATATTATTGAAGAAAAAGATAAGTATTCTATATATATAAAAAAGAATAAAGACGTGCTACCTTGGAAAGACTTTAACAAAAACATGGCTATATCTGTAGAGTATAACTTAGAGTACTAATGAAAGCGCCTTTTGACTTTGTTATAGAGCCAAAAGGTAATAGATATAACAACGTTAAAAAAGTTGGTGATAAAAATTTAATAGTAAACACAGAAAACTTTAATCATCAATTTGTAAATAGAGAAGCTATTGTTAAATCTATACCTACGGCTTATAATACTAAAATAAAACCTGGAGATACTGTTGTAGTTCATCACAATATATTTAGACGTTGGTTAGATATAAGAGGTGATGAAAAAAACAGTAGAAGTTATTTTAACGAAAGTACATACCTAGTAAAACCTGATCAAATATTTTTATATAAAAGAAATAAAAAGTGGAATGCAGTAGATGGTTATTGTTTTATTCAACCAATAAAACAAAGAGATAAGTTAAGACAAGATAAAGAAGAAGAGTGTATAGGTATTGTTACGTATACAGATGGTGTGAATAAAATTGGTGAGCTTGTAGGTTTTACACCGTTTTCAACTTATGAGTTTGTAGTTGATGGTCAAAGATTATATAGAGTTTTAAATAAATTTATTACAATTAAATATGAATATCAAGGAGACGAAGAAGCTTATAATCCAAGCTGGGCACAAAGCAGTTGAAGAATTAATTAATGTTGCTAAAGAAAAAATAATCACTAATACAGATGATGATGTTTCAGCTGATAGATTAAAAAACGCAGCAGCCACAAAAAAGCTAGCTATATTTGATGCGTTTGAAATATTAAATAGAATCCAAGAAGAAGAAAACTTAATAAATGGTAAAGCACCAGAAGAAATTAAAAAATCTGTATTCAAAGGATTTGCAGAAGGAAGATCTAAGTAATGTATAATCAAAGTTTAGTTAAGGTTGTAGAGCCTATAAAAAAAACAACAATTACACGTTTAAACCGTGGTAAAAAATGGAAATATGGGTATAATAAAGAACATGATATTATCGTTATATCAAAAACTGGTAAAATTGGTGAAGTACTTGAAATGCAAAATGTTCACATTGCTTTACCACCTGTGCCCATGCAAGTACATGGATTGCAAGAAAATAAGTGGAAAAAAATAGATTATCCTAAAGAGTTAAGTAAACTTAAAAATATATTTGATTGGAGATCATATCCTGAAGAACAAAAAGAAAAGTGGTATGATTATATAGACGAAGAGTTTAAACGTAGAGAAGAAGGATTTTGGTTTATAAATAATAAAAAACCAACATACATAACAGGCGCTCATTATATGTATTTACAATGGAGTAAAATAGATGTAGGCGCTCCAGATTTTAGAGAAGCTAATAGGTTGTTTTATATATTCTGGGAAGCTTGTAAAGCAGATAAAAGGTGCTACGGCATGTGTTATCTTAAAAACAGAAGGTCTGGTTTTAGTTTTATGTCTTCGGCAGAAACAGTTAACTTAGCTACAATATCAAGTGATAGTAGATATGGTATATTATCAAAAAGTGGTGCAGATGCTAAAAAAATGTTTACAGACAAAGTTGTTCCGAT